ATGCCAAGGGCAAAGAGTGTTTCAGAATTAAAGCGTGAGGATGAAGCTAAAAGGTTCTTTGACGAGTATTCAAAGAGTGGGAATATTACGAAGTCCATGCAAAAGATTCGTCCTGATTTAAGCGATAAGAGTGCTTATAACAAGGGATATAAGATATTAAACAGTCCTTTATTTAGGAATGTCATACATGAGAGGGTAAAAAAGAGAGACCAAAGAAGCGTTATGACAGTAGAGCAACGTAGACAATGGCTTAGTGATAACATTCAAGACGAAGAAAAGGACATGAAAGACAGATTAGGATGTTTAAAAGAGCTAAATAGAATGGATGGCATTGGAAAAAGCAATATTTTAAATGTTGGAAGTGTAAATAATATTACTGTTGAACAGAAAAGAGCGATTGCAGAGGAAAGAATCAACGATATATTAGGAATCAATATGGGAAGTGAGTTTTTAGATGCCGAGGTAATAGAACACGAGGAGGACGATAACAGTGAAGAAACAGACTCTTAGTGTTACGGAACAGTATTTTAAGGATGTAGAGGACTTAAAGGAAGCTAAAGCTATTAATAAGAGCCAAGAAGAAGTTGTTAGGTTGTTGAAGGGAGCTACCCCGAAGTATAAATTAAAGAATTGGACGAGAGGATATATCCCCGAGCATTACAAACGACTAAACATTTCTAGACAGGAAGCTTTCAGACTTGCGGTCATCGGTGCAAGAGAGGCTTTGACATATTTTCAAGTCAATCTTCACTTCACACAAGCTATGTTGTTCGGTGCGGTTGTAGAAGGGTACGATACAATCTATGCAATTACAACTTCTCAGTATGGTAAAAGTTGGACTTTAGGAATGATTGCTATTTATCGTGCTTATAAAGGACATCAAGTACGAATTGCGGCCGCAACAGGAGAAACCGCTACTATCATCATGTCCAAAGTAATTGGACATTTACAAAATGCAGACGAGTCTATTCAGAGTTCTGTATTAGATTCAGGAAACAAGATTGAAAAATTACAGACTTCTACTTCCAAAACTAAAATTTCCTTCAAGGGTGGAGGATGTGTAGAAATCGTTACATTAGGTGGAAACAGTGTAGACCCGAAGAAAAACAACAACGCTATCGGTAAGGGTGGAGATTATATTATTGACGAAGCGGCCCAAGTCAGTGAAGATGCGTATGCCGAGATAGGACGAAGGGAATTTTCAAGTGTTGACGGTTCAAAAGAACTTGAAATTGCTATTTCCAACCCCCACAAGCGTGGAGAGTTCTACGATTGCATGACAAACGACAAATACCCCGAAGGAACATTAGTTGTTTGGATGGATGTACGTACTGCATACGAAGAAGATCGTATGAAAAGTGCATCTCAGATACTAAATTCTCATTTTTACAAGAATAGAAGTACTTGCCAACGTTATTTAGTATGCGAATTAGAGGAATTTTCAGACGAAAGTATGTTCAAAACCATGACTTTAGACGATGATAAAGTCGATAGTTCCTATAAAAAGCGGTTTTTCCTAGGTATTGACTCGGCTTATACAGGAAAAGACGGTATAGATGTTGCTTTATGCTCTCAAAATAGATACGGAAACTGTAAAATCGAGACAATTTACAATCTAAAAGAGGGTGTTTGGGTTCAAGGAGTTACATCCGAGAAGATTATTACCAAAATTGTTAAGATTATCGAGACATTAAACATCAAATATGTTTGTGTTGACGTTGGTTTCGGTACATGGTTGACCGAAGGATTGTCAAAATACTCTGATAAGCTAGGATTTATCCTTGAGGGTGTCAATTTCCAAGGTGGGCCAACAAAAACACGTGTTAAGGCAAGACATTACAGTGCGGTTTATGCCTTCAATCTAAGAGCGGAAATGTATCTAGACTTTCAGCAGCTAATGGACAGTAAGAAATTGACTTTCACAACGGAAGTTGCCAAAAGATTGAAACCTGAATTGCTTGCTACAAGGACTGTATCGAAGAACAATAAGAAGATAGCCATTATTCCTAAAGAGGAGATAAAACAACGCTTAGGACACTCTCCTGATGCCCTAGATTCCTCGGTACTTTCTGTCCGCAGTTGTTTAATGTATAATCTAAGCAGTGAAATACTTGCGTATGCAGAGAACGATTAGGAGGTGCTAATTTGAGTCGAAGAACAAAGAAAAGACAAAAGGATAGAGTTAAACTAGCATCCAATACCTATGTGTCACCTAACATTTCGCACAATATTCACAGTTCTAATGCAGAAACCGAAGCCGAAAAGGTAATGGAAGCTATGTTAAACTGCAATTCAGATTGCATCAACGGATTTATAAAGACAAACTTTAATAATCAGTTTGATGAGATTGATTGGATGATAGACAATCTACCAACACTACCATATGTTATCGGCAAGGTTATTGACTTTATATTCTCAAACGGCATCACAACGGGTGATGAGAATTTAGATAAGAATGTTCTTATGCCATTCCTTTACAGACACAATGTACAAGGTATAACAAACTATTCTGTACTTCAAAATGCTATTATGCAGTCCTTATTGTACGGAAAATGCGGTATTCGTTGGCTAGACGAAGATAAAGGAATTGTTACAGAGAATTATCGTAATTATGTTTCTATCATGCGTGAAGATGATGAATATAAAGGCTTTAGAGTTCCTATCTGTTATGCTATGTCAGCAGACGATAAAGAGCCTATCTCATTAGGAACAAAGGAAATCGACTTTGACGAAGCGTTATTCCTTCAAACAGGCAAATTAATGTCCAAAGATGGAACAATCATTGTAGAAATTCCTGATAATTTCTGCAATTTAAGAAACGGAACAGACCATGAGAACGGGTTATCTTGTTTATTGCGTGACAAACAACGTCTAAAGCTATTAGGTGCGGTTTACGAGCGTTTGAACTACGATATTCAGTATGATGGCCCAGGACGTTTGATTTTTTGGTTGAAAGACGGATTTGCCAAGGGAGATACGATTGATTTATCGGCTTCCCAAGTTTTAGACGAATCATCAAGTTCTAAAGCAGACAGAGCCGACAAAGCAAGAATTGAAGCTAAACGTCTAGGTCAGGAAATCAGAAATTCAAAATCAGACAATGTAATCCTTGCAAGTTCTATTTTTGATAAAATGGATCACTTGCCTCGTGTTACAAAAGGTACGGAGTTCTTAGAATACCTTCAAATGAAGGAAGGTTCTATTATTTGTCAGTGTTTCGGTCTTACTCCTGAATTGATCGGTTTAGGGGATGTATCAGGAAACGTATCTATGGAAAGAATCATAGATAATGCCATGACAAATACAATCGTGCCAATGCGAGAAAGGTTCGCCACTCAGATTTCTCCTATGTTAAGTGAGAAATTAGGTGTACCAAAGGTTTATTTTGATAAATACGAATTGAAAGAACAACAAGACAAGTCTGCAAAGACATATAAATTAGCCTTGTCAGTTACTCAAATCGTAGGTGCTATTGTCAACGGAGCAGAAGCATTAGACAAGAGCACAAAGAATTACATGATGGAATCAGTTACTAGAATGATGGATTCTATCGAGAAAACGCTATAGCGAGAGGAGAAAATAAAATGGAAATGGATATTTTAAAAAGTATCTTATCTGAAAATGAGGTAACACCCCTAGGAAGTTTGAATGGGACTCCGTTATATTCATTTGAAGATGCACAGAGAATCAACAAAATTGGATTGGTAAAAGAGAAAATCCAAGGTAAAGAGGTTGAATTTGGCGAAAGACCTATGCGACCTGATGGATTAGGGTATTTAGAAACAAAAGCCAATGCAATCGCAGTTCCAACTTCTTTCTTTGAGAACAGATACAGAAAAGTTGAAGTCAAAGAGACGATTGTTGATGAAAAAACGAAGAAAGAAAAAGAAGTTATTAAAGATGTATATTACGAAGTCGTAACAGACTACAGAGCTTGCAAAGAACAAGCGAGTGGACGTGTATATACAACTACAATTCATGTATATCAGATTGGAGCTAAGAAAGATTCAAAAGGAAATGCTGATTTATTCTTAATTGGTCAAAGAAATATTTCAGATACAGATTTTATCAACGAGTTCAAAGGCAAATTGAATAAAGAATCAATGGTCAAGATTCTTAAATTGATTGGTAATAACCAAACAGAACAAGTAGAAGATACATTAGAATTTTAATTAGAAGTAAAAAGTAGAAAAAAACAAGGCAATATTTGGAAATAAACAAAAGGTATAAACAGTTTTCACTGTCTATATAGATTTTTGCATATTTCGAGGTATTGCCTTTTTATATGCAAAGCAACGAAAGGAGATACATAAATGTCAATTAAACGTAGTTTCACTGTAAAAATCACTTTTAAAGAAGGGTACGGAGACCCTATCACTTTAACAGGGAAAGATGCGACTGCTTTTAACACTGCTTGGCATAACAAATTGAATGACCAAGACGGAGCTATTGGATTTGAATGGCCAGTTATTACGACAACAGGTGAAAAACCTAACACAAAAACAGTAACAACTTGGACTTCATTCTTATTCTGCAATGTAGCAAAAGTAGAACGCTCAGAACAAACAGAAACAAAGTATACAGACGATCAATGCCATGATGCTTAGAAGGAGAGACCATGCAAAACAACGTACAAACTATTAACGGTGTTACTTGGTTCGATTCCCTAGAAGAAAGAAATACTTTCTTAAAGCAAAATGGTAGACATGAGTTCGCATTGGAAGAAGCAGCAAAGAACGCAAAACAGTATTTGAAACTTCTTGATGTAATAGAAGAAAAAACGCAAATTGACGTTTATTCAAAATTAGATAGCGGTACTTTGCTATACGGATATGTAGTTCTAGAACCTAAGAAGAAATACAAGATTCCCGAAGATAAAGTTTTGTTAGAAGCACTTAGAAACAAAACTATTCAAAAGAGATACGATTCCACGATGGAAGAAATCTTAAAAGGAGCAAAAATTCCATACGAAGTCAAGAAATGTAATTCATGTGGTGGAAGGATTCAGAAATTATTCTATAAACCCGTAATCGTAGTAGAAACGGAGACTAAGAAATAATGCCACAAAAGAAAAGAGTTCCAACATATGTAGCAAGCATTAAAGATAGCCTTGATCGTAGAAAAAAAGGAAAAGCATTTTATGACAATGCAATCACTTTATCGAGCGTAGATAAAGAAAACCATTATGTCAGTGTGAACCTATCCTCAGGGTGCGTAGAAAACAAGCCTACACGTCTTATTGACGAGGGGGCAATAACATATGAGGGTGGAGATGATATTCGTCTATACATCAAAAAAGGGGCAGTACAAGCATTCTACGATAGCTTGAGTTCTGATTATGTAGGATATATCAACTTAGCTCACATTGATATTGCATCACTCCCTTTAAACTTAGGTACATGGACTAAAGATGATTTAACAGTTGTCGATATTGGGGATGGAAGAAAAGGTCTTGATGTAAACGTCAAACTAAATAGGGAATTGCACATTGTGCAAGATTTATTGAAACAAGAAATACCATTGAGTATTAGTGCAGAACTGAGAGGAACAATTGATTTTGAATCGTCATTTAAATTTAATGCACTTTTCTACAACGAAATCGAGATTGCTGGTTTCTCAGTTGTTGCAAATCCAGCCAATGTAAACAGTACAGGCGAAAATTTAAACAGTAAAGGAGACTCAGAAATGAACCTATGGGAAAAGATTTTAAAGTTGAGTTCTGAAAATAAAGAAGAAAAGAAGAATGATGCTTTAGAAAGCAAAGAGGAAGAAAAAGAAGAAAAAGAACCTTCTAAAGAAGAAAAAGAACCTGAAAGTAAAGAAGAAGGAACAGAAAACAAAGAAGAAGCTAAAAAAGGCGAAGAAACATTAGAAACTGTTGAAATGTCTAAGGATGACATGGAAAAAATCAACAAATTCATGGATGCTTTTGAAGCTTTAAGTGCAAAAGTTGAAGCATTAGAAACAGAAAATGCCGAATTAAAAGAAAAATTAAAAAGTTCTAAGAAAGAAAAAACAGAATTTGAAAAGAAAGCAGAAAGCACATTAGACAGATTGTCTAGTTTGATCTCAGGACAAGCTAACGGTAAAGAAAAGAAAGAAGAAAAATTAGCTTCTACTTCTAACGTTAGCGGAGATATGTGGGGATAGGAGGTAAACCATGTTAGATTTAGTATTTACAAATCCTGATAACACATTATTAGAAAAAATGGCTGTAACACCAGGAATGGTGGAACGTTTAAGTTCTAATATCGAGGATTTAACATCATTCTCAAGAGCTTATATTGATTATGAAAAAGCAAGACAGAATTTAGCAGCAAACGCTTCTAAATCAAATGTAGGAACAGTTGGTATCGGTACTGATTATTCAGATAACTCACCAGCCAATCCATTCCAAAACGTGTTCCCATTAGTTTCTTGGTTAATGAACACACCAGCTTCACGTAAGATGCAAGGTGCTATGAACCGAGGGGCATGGAGCGTAACAAAAAAAGAAGATGGCAAATTCTATATTCAGTTGCCATTCACATACGGAACAACAGAACCTAAATCAACACAAGGTGAATGCTGCTGGGTTCCATTAGATTTAGCTAAGTGTGGTAGCAACGCACCATTGGCATTGTTGTGTTTAAAGAGTTGCGAGCCTATTATGGATAGCTTAGTTAATGAAACACGTAAAATCAAAGCCAATGACATGGTTTGCTACTTCCAACGTGAAGGAGAAACTATTAAAGAAGCTCAGAAACGTATGGATTTAATTTCAATGGCATACTTCACTGCTATTAACGTGATCTTAGGAACAATGGCTACAGGTACTGCTACATTGAAACCATTCCATGGATTATTGGAAGTAATGGAAGATAAAGCGGTTATCAAAATCGTAGGTACAAACGTATTATCTGCATTTGATTCAGTTGGATTGCGTTTGGCAGCTTTAGGAGATGGCGATTACAAATTTGCTTGTCACCCATTAGTACTTGAAGGTATTAAATCTGTTATTGTTCCAGGTAAATTCAACGGAGAATATCCTGATGGATGGACTCGCAATAAAGAAACAGGCGAAGTCGCATTTAAAGGACATGGATTTATCGCAGATAAATTAGTTCCATGTGACATCACAAAAGGTACAGGTGATGTATGGGTATTAGAAGGAAATACAGTAGGTTTGGTAATGGGAACTACTTTCCAACCATCTGAAAAATTCCAACGTCATACATTCGGTGCTACAGATACTCCATCTGAGGGATGCGGTACTCAGTGTGACTACTACTACAACTTTGGATGTGCATTTGGAACAGATGCAAACAAATTAATGGTAATCCAAGGTATTCCAATGTCAGCAGCTACATTAGGAGATACATTAAACGGATTAGACCTTGTATTAAAGCCAACAACTATCGTACCAATCAACATTGGTGAATAATGTACGAAAAAATTGTCGAACAATTGAAAAACTATTGTTCGTGCATAAAGGAAAGCGATTTAGAAGCAGATAAGCTTGAAAAGAATGTTGGAGAACTAATTGATTTAATTAGTACCATCACTTGTTGGAAAAACCATCCTTGTGAGACTTTCCTCTCATCTCAAAGAGAGGAAGTCTTTGATGTTGGTGAATTTAAGAAATGTGGTTGCGATTCAGGAATTGTACGCATACCGCTATTCTATCCAATGATTGACCCAACAACGATTGAAGTATCTGTTATCACTAGAGAAAGAATTACATTTACTACTCACAAACTAGAAGTTGATAAAGATTTTTCTTATAACCCATACGACAGTATCGTGTACGTTGATTTATCTAATATCGACTACAAAGATGTGTGCAATTGTGGATGTGATGAATTATCTAAAATCGTTGTCAGTTATGTAGCTGGATATGAAACGATACCAGAATGTCTATTGCCTGTATTCTGCGACTTCCTACAATTTGTTATCGCAATGAACAGATGTGAATGTGGTTGCAGCACGTGTGAAGAAACTGATGGCAGTGATGTTCTTATTTCAGAAGAAAATTCTGATGCTCAGATTTCAATTAGTATGTATGTTCGTGAACACATTACGAAAGCATATTCTGAACAGTTGGGTATCTTGTCAGTATGTAATTCAAAAGACATATGGGTTGGTGCAGTAGTATGAGAATTAAATATATTGGAATGAAAAGTTCCACAAAGAAAAACGGATGCCCTGTATGCGGTGCGAAAGCCAAATCAAACACATCTTATGAGTATTCAAAACGTATGTGTTTGCCTAGTGGCCTAGTAAAAATCTTCCTTATGAACAAAGTTGAGGAAGTATCGTATGAAGATGGTGTATTCCTAAAAGGCTTTAAATACGTCTACGGAGGCAAACTTTATTACCCCTTTATCGAGGTGTAGGAAATGCTAAAAGGCCTCTTAGAAGATGTTATAGAAGCGTGTGAAGAAGATTTTGAAGGATTGGCTAGTGAATTAGAAGAAACTATGCGAGAAGAAGCTCCAAAAGGGAGCAGATTCTATGCTCAAGAAATGACAAGTATGCCATGGAATGAATATAGGCCAGGTGCTTTAAAGGATTCGATCACGAAAGAAAAAGTATCTAATACCGAATATCTAATCGGAGTAGATGCAGACAAACTAGAAAAAGATTCTAGAAACCCTTCTCACGTTGATTACTCCCCAATGGTACAGAATGGAACTAAACGAGTTTATACATTAGTACGTAAAAACGGAAGGCCGTTCGTTTGGGTAGATGAAATGGGAAAGAAACACTTTGCACACAAAATTAAGATGCCACCTAGAAAGGCAAATGATTTTGTTGCTAGAGCGGTATCTAGATTTGATGCAAAAGTTAAATAAAGGAGATTAAAAATGGAAGAAAAAGTTTCAAAAGCTAAAAACACTCCTGAACAAAAAGTAGATGTTCAAGCATTTGTTTCACGTAAACTAAACGCTTTAAATCAATTAGGCGGTGCTAAAGCAGAACGTGCTATGGAGCGTGTTCTAAAAGCTACAATGGGAGGGCAAAAGTAATGTCTAACTGTAACATTAACAAAATCATTAGTGACAAATTAAGCGTCTCTAAATTAAATAAAACTCAAGAAATTGATATTACTATCATGAGTGATATTGATGCTTGTTTAAAAATCAATACTCGTAAATTTGAAAAGATTACAGGTACTGCTAGTGCTTATACATCACGTACTATCGCACCTGATTTAATCAACGTTTGTGAATCATTCGGATGTAAGAATACAGGTACATTGTTCATCACTTCTAAAGAAACGGATGCAGAAGGTGGAGAAGGAAACAAAGTACACACAAGTGGTGCAGTATTTAAAGCATTGAAGAACGCATTAGATTTTGCAGCAGGTGTTGTTTACTACTATGTAAATGTTCCTCAAGCTGGTACTTATACAATCACAACAAAGATTTCAGATGTTTTAGATCATGAAATGACTAACACAGATGAATACACAACTACTGTAAAAGCAGATAAAGAAGGATTCTACCCTGTACAGATTGACCTATCTACTGTTCCAACAAAAACAAGTGGAAAAGGATGGGAAGCAAGTACATCAGGTGTCCGTTTAAGTATTGAAGTAGCATTAACAGATAAATCAGCAGATAGTATCTTGATTGGTATTTCTTCAATTTCTTTCTTTGAAGAATTTGCAGACTTAGATTCTAACAACGATATTAAAGTAAGCTGCTTATCAGGATTTGATGGTGACGATACTGTAGACCCTGTAGATACAAGTTGCTTTGACGATTCTTATGATGATGATTCTGCTTCTATTGAGCGTTCATTTACAGGCACTCAATTAACATCTAACTACTTAACTATGAACCCATTCATTGGCAAGGGAGATAAATCTCAAGGCTTTATGATGCGTACTCAGGAAGTGGTTATTGAAGCAGATAAAGAACATCCTGAATATGGTTCAATTCATATTGCAGACCACTATGTTGATGAATGTGGATTTATCTATGCAGCATTGAGTGACCAATGCAATATCACAGATTCTACATTAAACCGAATCAACACTCCATTGTTGGCTAACTTAGATGAGTCTCAATACCAAGTATTGAACAGTAAAATCAATCCAAGTTTAGATATTGAAGGTTCAAAGATTTACTTCAACAAAAACTTAGTAGGTAAAACATTGAAGATTTCTTATCCAATGACTGTTGATGTATTGCAACACTATGTAGCAAACAACGATAGCTTAAAGAATAAGAGAGCGAAAGTTACAATCACTCGTTATAGAAGTGATGGAACTGCGGAAGTATTTACTTACCACAATGCAAAAATTACTTCATTCCCAATGGGTATCCCTGATGACGGAGCGTTTGAATTTAGCTTAGCGTTCAAGAAAGATACTCGTGGAAACTGGTATGAAGTTTATGTAGTAAACAAAGCTAACGCTAATTTATAGAAATTGAGAGGCAAATGAGATGGAAGAACAAAAGATTTTAGAACCAACACAGTTAAATGCCATGATTGAAAAGTTAAAAGTAGCTCGTGAGGATGATACTCCTCACGCAGTCTATGGCAATGGTGGTGAAATTGCAGTTGTTGGTGATGCAAATAAGACAGATGTTAAAACAATTGATATTGAAGTGAATTTTAGATTCACTGAAAAAGAAATCGAAGAACATAAAATTGATGTTCCTGAGAATGCTAAAAGAGTAGGGCAATACGTTATGTTCGATAAGAAGTTTGAAAATCTAACATTATCTCCTAGACAAGATATGAAGATGGTAGAAGCTTTAATCGAAGTAAAACCATTGTTATTGGATGCAGAACAAATCCTAGACCCATATAAAGAAAAATTCCAAGAAATCGAGGAATATTATGGTCACAAATTCATTGAAGGAAAAGATGGAATCGTTACAACAGATGCAGATGATGAAGAAGTGAACAAGACTATGGTTCAGATTTATGAAGCGTATATGAATGAAGCAAACGAACAGATTTTCCATTTATACGCCCAATCCTCTACAAATTTAGTTGATGGACTTTATAAAGTTGTTGCAATTTTCTTAGGATTAGATGAATTTTATGAGGATCACATGATGCAATATTCAGTTTTAACTTGCATGATTAGTCTAATTATCAAATATCCTGAATTATTCAATGAGGTAGAAACAGTTTTTATCAAATAATTGATAAGGGGGATGATAAAAAGGATTCAGTAAAAAAAGCAAAGTCTTATGTTGCAGAACTAAATCTTTATTCAACCATGGCTCATTATGTCGGTAAAATTCTAAAAATACGCCCCAATGAGATATTAGACCATTGGGGTGTTTCTGAATTAGTTGTAGCCTTTGGGTACTACGCAAATCTACAAAGCGATAAAACATGGAATGAAATTAACGAGGCAAATAAAAATTCTAAAAAGAAAATACCTCAGATTGACAGATATGCGGTTCATTTCATGCAGAAAACAGATTTAGCGAAGGAGTCCGAAGATGTCAGTACGTGAAGTCGGTGCTAGGTTAGTCCTTGACATTAAGGATGCCAAAGCAAGATTAAATGAATTAGAAAGACAAATAAAAGCTATTGAAAAAGCTAAAATTCAATTTGCAGCCAACACTGTCGAATTGGATAGGTTGGAAAATAGATTAAAAGAAATAAAAAAAGAAAGAGATTCGCTAATGAAACAAAGACTTGCCATGCAAGTTGATTTAGATAATTTAGCAAATCTTAGAAATAAATTAGCAGATATTAAAGATGATATTTCAAATCTAAAAAAAGAATTGTATTCTCTGAACAATAAAAAATTAGCTATCGACATTGAGTTAAAACAAAACGCAAATGATATACAAGATGTATTAAATGACAAGACTTTAAGTGAAGGTAAAAGAGACGATTTACTTAAAGGATTGTATAGTGTGCGTGAGAAGCTTAAATACGAACTTAACGAAATCGGTATTGAAATGGATAAACTCCAGCAGAAAATTAACAACTTCAACAAAGAAAAAATCCAAGTAGAAGCTGATATTTCTTCACTAAAAGATGCCGAAAAGTTAGCTAATGAGTTCGATAACACGATTGCGGATTTAGATAAAGAAGAAATTGATATTAACGCTAAAACAGACAAATTAGAAAATGCCAATAAGCAGCTAGGCGATATGATTTCAAAAGAAGGCGAAGTCAACAATACTACCGCAGATGTTAAGTCACAGATTATCGGTTTTGAAGATAGCATGAATAAGCTTAACAGGCTTCAACAAGCTGCTAAAGCTTTGAAAACTGCTAGTAAGATTACATTTGATGTCGGAAATAAAATGTCAAATCTAGGCTCTGGTATGTTGAATATCGCCAAGAATTTCCAAAACAATCCAATAGGAGATATTGGACGATTCTTAGTACAAGGTGTTGGATATTCTAGTTTGTATAGATTGGTTTCAGGTGCACAAAACGCAATGGGTGATGCAGTTTCAAACGGTGTTAAGAGATACGATACAATCAAAGTTGCAAAAAGAACATTGTCCACTGTAGTAGGTGATGTAGACGATTCTACAACGAAAATCCAAAAGATGATTGATAACCTAGATGAAAGCATTTTGGGCCTACCAACCACTTTAGATGATGCTCTAAGCCATGTTACGAGATTTACTTCAATCAATCATGATTTAGATAGGTCTCAAAAGCTATTCTCGGCAATTAATGATTCCATTTTGACATTCGGTGGTGATTCTGAGGGAGTAAACAATGCGGTTACTCAGTATTCTCAAATCATGGGTTCTAAAATGGATGCTCGTACATTGAGATCAATGGAAGATGCAGGTATGACACCAGCCTTAACTGCTATTGCAAAGAAATTTAATATGTCATTTGCAGAGTTTAGGGATGCATTTACAGGGCCAAATCCAACTATTTCATTACAACAATTTGAAGATGCTCTGATTGAATTGGATGAAAAAGGCGGTGGTGGCCTAGATTCGTTGGCAACTATGGTTAAATCATCTGTAGCCACAATCGGTAATGCTTTTGACTTAATCCCTAAGAGATTTAGCAAAGCAGAAGAAAAGTGGTTAGGTGCATTAGATGAGGTTTCAACAGAATTAACGGGTGCTACAATCTACGGAAATATCTACAAACTTTCTCAAAAAGTTGAAGGCTTAGGAGATATAGGAGCAAATTTCATTAGAAGCCACAAAAAAGAAATTGGCGAAGGTATAGACTTCATAAAAACCAAGTTTACTGAATTATGGAGTGTTTTAAAAACATTTAGCTTCAAAGATTTTGTTGGTGGATTTAAGCAAGGATTAGATGATTTCAAAGGAGCAATTGATTTCTTCAAACCTCTTGTTAGTGGTCTATATAATTTCGTGAAAGATAAAATCACTGAAATGGGAGATGGAAGCTTTTCTAAAGGATTAGGACGTTTCGTATCAGACTACATCCAAATTGGAATTGGATTAAAGTGGGCTGGTAGATTAATGAAACTTGGAAGCGGTGGAATTGGTCTTTTAGGAGATTTGTTAAACATTGCTTCAAAATTCAAAGGAAAGAATTTCAATATTCCTTTCCTAGGAAAACTAGGAAGTAAATTTAGTTCTATTAAAGATGTATTCAAAAGTTCAGATGAGATTACTGCTGCGACAAGCACTCCAAAAACTTTTGATGCAGAAGGATTTAAAAATAAATTATCTTCATTAGCTATCATAGCTGGTGGGGCAGGAACAATTATTCTTTATTGCAAAGCTATAAAGGAGATTGAAAAGAATGTTCCAAATGACATTACTACATTGCCTATGCGATTAACAAATCTATTCTCTGTAATGGGATTGATGATGGGAGCTAACACAATTAATGCAGGAGTTTCAAAAGCATTAGAGATGAACAATGCCTTAACAGGATTGGCAATGATGATTGGTCAAGGCGGAGCTTTATGGCTATTTGCTAAGGCTATGCAAGAGCTAGATAAAACTATGCCTGATGGATTCGATACATTCAATGATAAGTTATTAGGCTTATTTGAATGTATAGGTGCTATGACACTTATTACAGGTATTCAAGGTGGTGCTGGTGTCTTAACGGGTGGAATCACTACATTAGCTCAAGTATTAGGCATGATAACAACAACAGGATTGGCTGGTACATTGATTGCTTGTGCTAAGGCTATGCAAGAAGTCGATAAGAATGTTCCTTCAAACACAAAAGGATTGAAAAAGAAAATCCAAGGAATCATGGATGTTATAGATATGTTTGAAGGTGGAGGAACATATTCTTCTTGGTGGAGTCAAGTTATTAAAAGTTCTGAGTCTTTATGGAAAAACATGGAGACATGGAACATCACTAGTATTCTAAAGAAACTTGTTACTATTGGAGAATCAATTTCAAAAGTACAAGGAATGAGTATTGATAGCAGTTCTTTCAACGATCAATTCAAAGATATTCAAGAAGTTATCAAGAATATTAATGACTTTGAGTTCCCAACAGTTAGTACATCTAGTGCAACAAACATTGCAGATGCGAACAGTATTGTTAAGAACTATACAACAATGGCTTCTAGCCTATCTAAAATGTCTAACATCAACGGAAGTTCAATTAACGTTGAGAATTGTACAAGCATTTTAAAGAATGTCGCTAGTGTTGTGGAATCAATGAAAAAGATTGTGTTTCCTGATGTTACAAAGAGCATTAAATCTAATTTAAACTCTACAAATGCTCAAGAATTTCTAGATACATTGAAGATTTTGGAACAGATTGTTCCTGAATTTGGAAACTTGCAAGCAACAATCACAAACAATCCTTTACCAAATGCAGAGGATATTAAAAAGACAATCACTAGTATTTCTCAAGCGATTGGATATATTTCTGTAGCTGGTGTTGGAACAGGAAAAGACAAAAATATGTTGTCTTACAGCTTGAGACAAATGCCTGATTCTAAGCTATTTAATAACGCACTAAAGGCGATTACGACTTTAGGTGATATAATCCTCAAGTTTGGAACTTTGAACGTCTATTCAACTGATTTCGACTTTGAAACACTGAGAGCCAATATCAAAAGTATTGGAAATGCAGTGAATGAAATGGCAACCAACAAAGGCTTGACAGAAAATCTAGAAAACATGGACACAGTTAATAAAACTGTTTCTAAGTTGAAAAAAACGTGTGAAAGCTTAAATTCTATCGTTGGATTAAATCTAGACTTTGTTAAGATTGGAGAAGTCACAACAGGCATTCAAACATTCCTAAATAATGTTAAGGGATTAAAAGTTGGAGAAGCTACTACAACTGTTGTTACAGAAGTAAACTCAATTGTTACTTCCTTCCACAACATGGCCACAACTTTATCAAACATGAAGTCCGAATTTAATACTTCTGGTACAGATATGGCCAATGGAATTATTGAAGGTTTCAAAAGCATTGATATTGAAGGTTCATTTGGAACTAAGATTGATAATGCCAAAGCTTCATTGAAGAAGAAAAGCTTCAAATCCGTAGGTAAGAAGTTTGGAAGAGATGTTGTAAGTGGATTCAGTGAAGGTATCTCTAATATGTCTAGTTCAATCTCTAATCAGATTACTATGATGTATGGATATTCAACACGATTCACAGATTTAGGACAATACTTAGGAAGTGCATTTAAAAATGCGTTCAACAATCAATCAGGAAACATCAATACAGGCGGTACAACTACTCCTACAGTAAACAGAGGCAATGAATCACAAGGAAACAATATGAAGTTTGCTAAAGGTGGCCCAGTTTACTTAAAACGAGGTGGACAACCTATTGTTATGAAGCCTAGTGGAACAGATACAGTACCTGCTATGTTGACTCCTGGTGAGTATGTAATGAAACGTAGTGCAGTTAAGAACGCAGGTCAAAGCTTCATGGATAAAGTAAATAACATGGATTTAAAAGGTGCGTTCAAGGAATTGTCTACTAGATATGGTTCTCATGTTGGAAGTGTTGTTAATAAGAGCGTGACTATCAACAATAACGATAATCGTGTTACAAATAACAGTATTGCTTTCAACGAAGGAAATGAAAGAAGACAAGCTATAAAAGTAGGTAGATGCTTGAGAGGTTTGGCATAATGACTTGTTATAACTTAAACCCATTAAAAACATACGTTCAGTTTAATAATCTTGTAATAGACAGTGCGGAGGAGATTTCCTCTGCCTCTCTAAAGCAAGATACAAAGACTGCAACGCAAGAATATAGTTACGGACATGGTAGTTATGTTGCTTTCCAAAAGAATCAACAGTTTCTTACGGAAGGTGATTTGTCCTTAACATTGAATTTTAATTATGAACATTTTCATGATGAAGATAGAAGATTCCTACGTGACTATTTCAATTTGAATTTGCTTAAACCTGGAAGGTTATGGGCAATTCAAGATAACAAATTGATTTGGGCATGGGCCTATGTCACAGGATTTAGTGAAGATTACAAAAAATACCAAGGCTATCTATCAATGGATATTGATTTTAAGCTTTGGGAAGGTGTATGGCATATTGCAGATACAAAGAAAACATTCTTAGTTCCTTATTCTGTATGTAATATTCTCGATTGTGAGGATTTCAGAGATGCTCAAGAGTGCTTATCATGTTGTGTTGCTTGCCCTCCTGATATGGAAACTTGCAATTCGTGTTTATGCGATTGTGGAGACATTACAGAGGAAACATCTTTATGTGTAATGGGTACTAAAGCATTGGAAGATTTTATGAATTGTGGCAATTCATACAAGATTGTCTACGATTGCATCAAAGGTGAACAAATTTTCGGTGATGATTTGATTAAGAATAAAATCTGTAAAAAAGATTATTGCATTGAGTCAATCGCTGGAAGATTCTACAGTGGAACAGTGTTAGATACCGACAAAGTAAAATTGATTCTAGATGGTAAATTCCAAAACCCTGAAATTGAAATCAACGGAAACAAAATGATGATTCTAGGAGAATATGATGGAATTTTAACACTTGATTCAAGTTGGAACTTATACTTTACCGCAGATGGATGTTGTGCCTCAGAGGAAGTCGATTTAGATAATCTAGTAATTGAAGATGAATTTGGATTCACAGTACATCATGGAATGAATAGATTAGTGGTCACAGGCTCATGTTGTAAGATGGCTTGTGTATATATAGATGTTGATGAACTTACAAATTAAGGAGGCTTGCAGTGGCAGATATTAAAAGTTATTGCACTGCTTGTGGAAAGTTAAAAGATAGCAGTGCAGAGTTTATCCAAAATGGTGTTACAGATTCAATCTGTACGTCTTTAGGAAACGATACAGGCTTAAATCCTGATAATGGCAATAATACGTGTACAGACATGGAAAATGCCAATGATTGCCTTACAAAAGGCTTGTATGATGTCCTAGACGGATTTGATTTGTGCGATTGGAAATTATTCATGAGTCAATATGCTAACAATGATTACAACATGAAAGCAGCTATGATTTGTTGGATGTGTGGATTGCAAGACCAGTTGTATAATCTTCAACTTCAAAATTTGGCAATCGAAACACAATATACTATTCAACAGTCTACACCTGGATTGAGTGTTGAAATTGACAGACAAGGTAATTTCACATTCAAGTATTCAGATTGGATTCACACAAGTGGATATACGAAGGTAGCGGACGGAGTTATTACAGGAAAAGTAGATTTCTGTATGAAACCTAACAAAGATAAGAGCGCTACATACAAATTCAATAGTGTTACATTGAAACACTATTCTTATAAAATGACAGGAGTTCAAGCTGGTTCAGCTCCTACTGTTTCAATTCGTGTTCCTAATAAGAGTGGATCGTTGGTATATCAAAAAATCACAAATGCTTCATTTGAAGAAGATATTAACAAAACAGTGGAATTAAGCATGAGTGGAACAGTAAAAGCTGGAGAAACAACGAATTGGTTGCAATTCCTTTCTATTTATGTTGATTGGCTAGAAGATGATGAAATATCTCTACACACTCGTTTTGTAAATGATAACAAAGTAAATTTCGTTATCTGTAGAGATTAGGAGGTACACGTAAATGAATAAAGATGTTTGTTCTGCTTGCGATTCTTTAAAAGCTACAAGCAGTAATTTCATTCAAAAAGGTGTAACAGATACTATTTGTGCAAATCTTAAAGCAAATCAAGGCTTTGAAAACAAGGGCCACAATAACTGTACAGATATGCACGATATGAACGATTGCTTATTAGGTGGATTGCTAGAAAAGATAGATACAATTGATGTTTGCGATACAAAAGAAGCTATCAAAGATTTGGAAAAGAACCTAATCAGTATCATGGATGTAATGATTTGTTCTGATTGTGGGCAATGGGAAGAAATCGAAAAGCTATGGGCAGAAATCCAAAAGCTTTGGAATGCTATCAGAGATTTACAAAATAAGGTTGGTGGTATCGAAGGCAGTGTTGGAGATATGTACAGTGCGGTCGAAAAGATTCTTACGAACCTTAAAAACAGTGGTGCATGGAAACAAACGGGAGATAATGTGTTTCAAGGCGATTTTAATGACGGAAGAAGCATTGCAACAGGTAATATCAATATCTTTGGTGGTACTCCTGATGGAAATTCATACATCCGTACTAATAATGGAAGTTCTGAGAATGATTTGGCTGGTGGTGTTTAATGGCATGGCAAAACTTTCATGGAGCTTACGATAACACAGGGCCATATGCAAACGTAGTATTAGGTGGAAATCCAGGCGATACCGCAGACTTTGGATTCCCACTTGCTGCCGCCCATGCTAAAGGGTATGGAAAAGGTATCAACTTTTCAGATGATGGAAACTATGGTGTTACATTCACATTAGATTTAGTTGGTTATGGTGTAACGGATGCTGGTACATATACAGGTAACGGGAAGTATGTACAGTATGGCGGAAGATATAACTATATTTTGATCATTAGTGTTTCTAACAACAATAAAGCCTCATGGAGAGAGATTTATAATCAAGTAATATTCTCTCATGCAGATACATGGTCATTGGCTTATTCATCAGGATGGGAAACGGTGGCACAAAACAGTCAATGGAATGGCAAGTTACAACTTCCAACAGATACAACACACGTTAAAGTTGAATTAAGAGGTGAAGATGCTACATTCCCTTATGAGAATATATATTCTATTCAACAGGTTATCCCTGATTTTAGACCATGGGCAGTAAGAAAAGGCGGTATATTCTATTCTTTGGATAGAGCTACAGGATGGTTTAAAAAGAGAGTTAAAGATTCTTGGGTCACTATTGGCAAGTACAGTGCCGATAAAGCAAATAAAGAAAACCAAGGGTCAAGTAGAATTAGAAAAAATGGTAAATGGGTAGGACAAGGCAAAATTGGTAGTTAGGAGTAAATATGATTCCTTACTTTGAAATATTAGAATTTGGAAAAGTTAAGAAAAGATTCAGAGAGGCTTTAAGCACAATCAGTTTTTCAAATGAGTTGATGACAGTACCTGAAATGCAAATCACAATTCCTAACGAATACTACGATTTAATCTCAGGAAGAAAAGAAATGCGAGTAATCATGGATTGTGGAGTTTTCTACGGAATGATTACTGACTATAAACCTTCTGTAAGTGGTTTAAATATATCTCTAACGCACGTAATCAACGAATGGACATATAGACAAGTCCCAACAAATTATGCAGTTAAAAACGCTCTTATAAAGAACGTATACGAAAGCGAAGATATGTATTATTCGACTCAGTGGAAGATGAATTTTGAAACTGAGATTGATAATGAAAAGATTGACTACGTTTATTCTAGACAATCTAAATTGGATGCACTTACTAAAACTTGTGAATTGACACCATCTGTTTATTGGAGAGTTCCATTTACAAATGATAAGCAAGTTGAAATTGGATATTTTGGAAAGAAACAACCTGTTATGCTTTCTAATAAACCAACATTAGGAAGAAACTATAGAATTATTGGTGAGCCAACAATGGAAACTGATTTCTCAGATGTTATTAACTTAGCTACAGTTTATGCTAATAAATCTGATAGTGGTATGTCCTCTTTATCATTGAGAGAAGTATATAACGATAAAAACTTGCAGAACCCTAAATTCCCTGTAGTTATTTTGAGATCAAACATAAATAACGAGCGTGATTATGAATATGTAGACTTTCCTAAATTAGCTCCTAACAATCAATTGGAATATTCCATTATTGATACGGAATCAGTTGGATATGAAAGTGGTGTATTCATTGAAGGAACATTTGCTTTTGATGATTTATCGCCATTTAGCTTAGAGGACATGACAAAGGACTCTAAAGGCTATAAATGGGTAATTCCTAAAGAGCAAAGATATTTAACTGATACAGAGGAAATAAACAATGCTAAAGCCTTATGGCACTCTTTAAAAGACATTTGGAGTAAATCTGCTATTGCTGCTTTATGTGGTTCATGTCATGTTGAATCAACATTAAACCCTAACTTATATCAAATGGGTGATGTTCCTGATTCTCAAAAAGGATTTGGATTGGTTCAATGGACTCCATACACACGAATCACTAATTGGCTTGGTTCTCATGGATATTCAAGCTACACAATGTACGGAAAAGGGGAAGTAGCAAAGCTAGTTGAAGAATGGTCAACAAACGCTACAAATGGGCCTTGGATTCCTACTTCTTCTTATAACATCACATTTCAACAATGGTCACACATGGAAGCAGATATGAATTACATGGTAATGGCTTTTATGGCAGATTATGAGCGTGGAGATACATCTATTGATCTACAGTATCAAAAACGTATTGAATTTGCTCAACGTATTTACGGTTTAATCCCTGAGTGGGAACAAGATGATAACGGAACTACAACCGATACGGATAAAACACAATCTCGTCCTTGGAACGCTCAGAATTTTATCAACACATGGAATGGTCAATCTATCGACATGGATGGTGTACCGCCTGAGCAACCATATCAATGTGTAGATGCATGGAAGAAAGCATTACAGACATTGAATTATCCAGACCCAACAAGAGCTATTGGCGGTGATGGATATGCAGATTACATTTGGTATAACAGAGATGAATTAGGTTATTCTCAGTACTTTGATTATGTTAGTACACCTCAATTTGGTGATTGGTGCATATTCGGTAGAAGTGGTGACACACCTACATCACACGTTGCAATGTACGTTTCAGATGTAGGAAATGGCAGAGCAAATTTCTTTGGTCAAAACCAACCTTATCCATATTGCAATACGACAACAATCAGTACATCAAATATCATTGGTATTTTCAGAGTAAAGAGTGTTTATGTACAACAGAGCATTGACCCTGAGTCTACAAACGGAACAACTATCATTACTGATAACGATAGAATTTATGCGGCCAAGGTCGTATATGATTGTGCCTGTAGAAAACTAATTAACGCAAGAAGAAAGTTTTCTATCAACACTTCTTGTGAAGCATTGCCTAAAGAAGTAAACGTAGGTGATAGAATCAGATTTATTTATGATCTCAATTTATTGCAATTGGGAAGTTGTAATAGATACATGAAACGTATTCTAAAACAAGACGATTGGTTCTATATCACAAACCTACAAAGAGAAATAGATAAAACAGGAGTTGAAATAGACACATTGACTCTAGAGAAATTCCTAAGAACAGATAGAGACGGAAAGAGTGGTTAGTTATGGATATTAGTAAGGCGATAAATATATTAGCTGATAGTGTCTATGATTTGAAAGAAAAAGGAAGATACAATTCCATTCAACGTAGAAACCATATAGTTGATTTTTATGGGTATGAGTTTCCTAGATGGGGATGTTCAAGTTCTAAACCAGCGGTAATAGGAATGTCAATTTCTCAGGATTTGATTTATTATGAGCGTTTTGAGTTTAAACTAGTAATAGATAATTCTACTGCTACAAACTTTAATGTTGAGATTGAAGGAATAGACATGACACCATATTTCAAGCAGCAATTCAACGGAGCGTGGATTACAGGCAATGGACTATGGCCTGGGCAATACTCTAATTTTGATGTTCTTAAAGCTTGTGGGTATCTTTCAGAGGATGAGAGAAATAGAATATTAGACCCAGGATATAAAACAATCAAAGTAACGGGAAATGGTAATTTTGATTGTACGTTAGTAAATTATCTTAAATATAGTCATGTAAACAGATAAGAGGTATCTATGAATAGATATGAACAAAGGATTGAAAACCTATCAAATCATGTAAAACAAAATCCTAGAGATTGGCAGTCTGCCATATCGCTATTGAAATTGAACAGTCAACAAATTGACTTTAAAAGAAAACAAAAACAACAGTCTGCTAGATTATCTATCAAAGCATACAAAAAGGAGGTTGTGTAGATGGAAAACAAATATAGCACTTCGGGAATTGGAGAAGATATTATCCGTAGTTTTACACAAATTGCAAGTGCAGAACTACACGCTAAAACCTTATTAGAAAAACGTATTTCTGAGGTTGAAAATGGATTGATTAGTGAAGAAGAAATTCCTGATAATTTAGAAAAGATTGAAGCACTAAAGGATGAAATTGATGATTATGCCAACATCAGACGTTCTCAAATGCTTTATCTATACAATTCTTTCGGTGGTAAAGGGGATAGAGAACAGTGGTGTTTAGTTAAACATTTAAGTATGGCTATGTACACTGCATTTGAAGCATATCAAGCTTCGGATAGAGACCCTGAATTATTGAATATCGCTTTGGAGATTAACAAGAAGTTTATTGAAGCTTGTACCAAATTCTTAGGCGTAGAAATTACTTCTTGTGCATCTTGCTTCGCAGACATTATGAAAGCTGGAGGAAAATAATATGCAACCTGTAGTATGTAACAAAGATATGGCAGTAGTATTCCCTTTAAAAGACGGTGATTGCGAATTTTGGCTAGAAATCGTTGATTCTGTAGATGATATTACTAATCCAAGTAGAGACCATGCGTATGTTGATTCAAAAGGATTGTTCTATATCTACAACGGAAAAGAAATTCAAGTAATCAATGACCATGCCAATTTGAAAATCAAATGGGGAAATATGATTGGTGATATTTCTAATCAATTGGATTTAATTGAAATTCTAAATCAATTCGTAAAGACAATTTCTGTAAACGGAACAAACATTGCCAAAGACAACGACAAAAACATTGCTATTCAAGTGCCTATCACAACTATTAAATTAGATGGAAATACGATTAGTCCTGTTGATTATATTGTAAATTTAGATTTAGCTAGTGTTTATGCAAAGAAAACTGAAATTCCTAAAAATGTATCTGAGCTTCAAAATGATGCTGGATATATTAAGCAAGAAGTTGTAGATCAATTAGTGCCTATCAAAACAATCAAAGTTAATAACGTAACGATACCACCTGATGAAAAACACGCAGTTAATATTGAATCAATTCGTTATAAAGTTGGAACTGCTGACCCAAACACGACAAATTGCCCTAACGGATATTTCTACTTTCAGATAGGAGACTAATCCATGGCTTATGTAGGTGGAGGATGGGCATTACTTGGAAATCATCAAATTTGGTCATACAGTGGCAGATGTAATATGTATTTCCAAGTTTACGCATGGAGTGAACAAGATGTCGTAAACAATAGGTCTACAGTCCATACAAGAACAAGGATTTTAGTTGAAAATAAAAACCCTCATTATACAGGTTATCGTGTTGAACAAGACTGGTCTGCTGGAGTTACAGGAGCACCAAATTATAGTGCTCATGCAACGTTATCAGATGGTGGCGCTGGTACAAGCAAGGAATATATTCTACAAAATGGTTCATTTACTGTTGACCATGATTCTAATGGTAATGCATCAAGCAAAGTGCATTATTGGTTTAATGGAACATATACAGGAGCTATAGGAAGTCCTTATAACACAAATGTAGTAGACATCTCACTTCCTAAAATTGATAGAACCGCAGACAAGGCAACAATCAGCAATGTTGGAAGTACATATAAAACAATGTACTGTACAATTTCAGTTCCGTTTGTGTCCGAAGAAAACCAATGGAGTAGAGACGGGAAAACATGGACGGATTGGAATAAAGCAATAAAAGCCGATACACCTTTTGTAGATACATGGACAGGATTAAAGCCAAATACTAAATACACAGGATATTATCGTTTCAAAAGAAAATACAATGGAGTTTGGAGTGAAGCAGTTGATTTTACCACAACCACTAAATATCCTAATGCACCTTCAAAAGGAAGTGTTTCTTCAAGTTCGGTAACATCCAAATCTGCAAAAGTTAGTTGGAGCGGATTCTCATTAGGAGATATGGCTACTGATTATTCTTATCAAACATCTAATGATGAAAATAATTGGACAGACCGAGGCAAAGAAACAAGCCTAACCCTTGGTAATTTAAAGCCAAATACGAAGTATAAATTCTATGTAAGAATGGTTGATAACTATGGTCAACCTTCGTTGGCAGCTAGTACATCATTTACAACATTGAACCCTGAAAAGCCAAATGTAGGTGGTATCGGAAGTACAGGAGTCACACCTCATGGTGGTATGTTTGGTTGGTATGGATTTTCCGTAAACGAAGGGGCTACAATAGATCACTATGAATATTCGCTAGACAATTCAAATTGGATTAATGTAGGAACTGATACACATATTTATTTGGACAATTTAAATCCTGAAACAAGTTATACGTTATACGTTCGTATTGTTGATAACTTCGGCTCTAAATCAGATAGTGCTACATTCAGTTTTAAAACATTAGTTGACCAATTGAAGATTGCATATAACTCAAATACGTATGAAGAAAACATCCTTACAAAAGACGGAGTAGACATCTTGGCTAAAAATGGAGATAACTTGATTGTTGATGTTCTTGGTAGAGAAAGACTTAGAACCGCTAGAGTTTTCTACAACGATAACGGAGTAATAAAGAAAGTAAAAGCAGTTTATTTCAACAAGAAAGGTAAGATTCTACGTCATACAAACTATGGCAGTTAGGAGGTATATAAATGGGTGTTAGAATTGCAGAATTGCCTTCAAGCAAAGGCATTTCAAAAACAGATTTAATTATCGTCCAAGATAACGAAGCTACCAAGCAAGGTACAATTCAACAATTAGATGATTCTTTAGGTGTGAGCAAGCTTAGAGAACAATTTGAAGCGTTAGGATTATCTGTAGACGAAGAAGGATATATTGTTCAGGAGGTACAAGAATAATGGCAAAACACAGAATTTTAACAGAAGAAACAGGAGGAAAAATTGTAAAAGCATTGAATATCATTGCTCAAAATGGAATTTCGCATCAATCAATGGATTGGCAGAAGGTAAGAACATTAATTGCAAACGGAGTCGGTGAAAGTGCGTTTGCTATTGGTACGCAGTTAATTGAAAAATGGACAGATACCGCTGATTCAAAAGAATACGATATGCCATGGCAAGTAAACCACTTTGAAGATATGACTTTAGAGGACGGAGAAGTAGTCCCTGGAATGTGGTTACAAACGCACTATACTTTGCCTTTTGGTATTCAATTTTCGCATCAGAGAGCGTTTCTAGCGTGTCCTGATGGACTTAGTGCTGGCACTTACAATTTCGATTTTGCTAAGGCATGGGGGAACAATGTTAAGCCAGGAATCAATTACCAATTTACATTGACAAAGCCTGTAGAAAAAGGCGGTAGACTAGCTGGATGCTATGGAGCACCCGACCAAGCACCATCTAATTGGAAAGTTTATTCATATGGTAAAGATGGAATTACATTAAATGAGACGGTAAATGTTACTGTTGGTAGTGGTGGAACAAATCTAGGAACAATCCCATATGACAGTAGAAGTGGAAATTTAAACTCAGTACAAGAATTGGCATATGGATGGAATCGTTGGAAAACATCTGCGTTACGACAATGGCTAAACTCAAGTAAGCCAAAAGGACAGTGGTGGACTCCTCAAGATCAATGGGATATTTGCCCTGACCAATTAGCAGGCAAAGATGGATTCTTACGTGGTATGCCCGAAGAAATGCTAAATTGCTTAAAAAAAGTAAAAGTTGTTACTTACGCTAATACTGTTAATGATGAAGGGGCAGAGGATATTACGTATGACTATGTTACGTTACCTTCTTTGTCTCAGATGTTCATTAAGCCACAAACAAGTGGAGAAGGTGACGTACATACCTATTGGAAAAGAAGAAGCGGACGTACATCACCTTGTGAACGGTGGACAGATTATCCAAATATGGTTGAGTATTCCGTTGCTAACAAAACATCACCTCAGCACGTCCGTTTGCGTTCAGCCTACCGAGGCTATGCTTGTTATACGTGGAATGTGAGCACTAGTGGCAGTGTCAGCAACTACTACGCTTCCGATGCGAATGCGTTCGCCCCGCTTGTTTGCATCGCATAAATCTAAAATCGGGGCAGACAACGTACTGCCCCATACAAGGAAAGGAATTATTGAATGGCAACTAATGTAAATGAAAGAAATGTACCTGATACACCGACAAATAAAATGTTGGATTGTTTATGGGAAGCAAGAAACTTGTCTTTGTATACTGTAAAGATTTGTTCAAACACAAACAATTTTCCGCCTGAGTATTATCAGACAATGACGGGTGACATGATTAAGAAGGCAAAAGATATATACAGGCTAGGAAAAAGAGCAAATGCAATCTATGTTCAAGGTAAGACAGGACATGAAAGATGGGAAGAATGCAGTAGATACCAACGTGAAGCCATTTTCCTTTGTATAGATTTATTGTCTGACATAGATGTAGCAAAGACATTATTTAACATTCGTGGAAAACGAGTTAAATATTGGACTAATCAAGTAGTAACAGTAAAGAGAATGTATATCGCATGGCATAATGCAGATAAAGAGCGATATGCAAAATATATCAATTAGTAATTATTAATAAATACTAATACATACGGGATGTAGGTTGATTCTCAGAACGTCCGTTTGCGTTCAGCCAACCAAGGCAATGCTTGTAATACGTGGAATGTGAACACTAGTGGCAATGTCAACAACAACAACGCTTCCAATGCGAATACGTTCGCCCCGATTGTTTATCAACTTAAACTATATGGTCAGCCTTAGATGTTGATACGATTTGATATGTGTAAACAAGGAACCTCATCCCTGCTCATTAGAGCGAACAATACCGCAGAATATACATAAATCAGTGTATTTTGCCACCGATGTTAGAGCCTCTTAAAAAAAGATGGTAGCTAACTATGACGGAAGGAAACTATTATTTTGAAAATAAAAGAATATATTACAGACTACGATCAATTGTTTGATTCAATGTTGAAATGTAAGAAAAATGTATCTTGGAAACCAAGTGTTAAATCATTTGTATTAAATGGTGTAGAAAATTGTTTGAAGATGGAAGAACAATTACAGAATGATACATGGATAAACAGAAAACCTAAACCAATTATTGTTACATATCCAAAAAGAATGGAGTGTTTAAGTATTCCTTTCAGGGATAGAGTTTATCAACGTAGTATTAACGATAATTCATTATATCCTCAAACGACAAAACACTTTATTTATACAAATATAGCTTGTCAAAAATTCAAAGGAACAAAGAAAGCTATGGATGTAATGAGACAATATCTTCATAGATATTACATCAACAACAAAACAAATGTAGGATATGTTGTATGGATAGATATACATGGATATTATCAAAACATGAGACATAAAGATGTCAATGAATGTTTTTATAAGATGTGTGATTCAGATACTGCTAGTATGTCTCAAGATGTGTTAGATACACAATATTCAGGAGACATTGGATATAATCCAGGTTCTCAAATGGTTCAGATTGCTGGTATAAGCTTATTAAATGAATTAGATCATTTCATCAAAGAAAAATTACATTGCAAAAGTTTCATAAGATATATGGATGATTCCTATTTGATTACAAATGACAAAGAAAAAGCGAAGCAATGGAAGAAAGTAGTTTGTGATAGGTTAATCGAATTAGGGTTTGAGCCTAACCCAAAGAAAGCTAAAGTTCTAAGAATAGATAAAGGATTCATGTTTCTTGGATTTAAAGCTACGCTATCAAAAACGGGCAAGGTTTATTACAACCTAAGTTCAGAAAATATAAAACATGAAAGGCGAAAATTAAAGAAACAAGTCATTAAAGCAAAGAAAGGTGAAATGACAAAAGAAAAAATTGATGCAAGCCTTCATAGTTGGAAATCACACGCAGAATTAGGGAATACGTACAAGTTATTGCAAAGAATAGATGCATATTACGCTAATTTATGGAAGGAGATAAAAGTATGATTATCAAACAATTAGATGTTTCTATCGACAAACAAGCGGAAGAAGAATATCAAGCTTCTCAAGTTCAATCTACAAAAGATGAATTGGCAAATCAAAAGTTTCTAACAGAATACGTTGCTTGTATGGCAGGTATCGAATTACCTGTTGACGAAGAAGAAACGGAGGGAATGACTCATGTACAGGATTTTGAGTAATCAGAAAAGCAGGGTGATTGACGGAAAGTATAGCAAAGATAATTATATTTTCTTAGTAGAACAAGCTTATAAGAAAAAGAAAATCACTAAAGCAGAATATCAAGAGTTGATTGATTTTGAGTAATTTCGAGTATATTCAATATTTATTAGATATTATTGATAAGCAAAATAAAATCATCAAAGAACAAAATGAGATTCTATATATGAATGGAATTGATGTTTTGGATAAAGAGAAAGGGCGATAATGTACGTCCTTTTCTTTTCATTATATAATTGAGATGCCATAAAACAGTACCTCAGAAAATATGAGAGAGATGAAATATTTTTGGAGGTGTAAATTTATGAATGTACAAGATTTTTTAACTTTATTACAGACTGCTGCTACTTTAGTTTGTGGTGGATTAGCTTTATACTTTAAATTCAGTACCAAAGCTAAAACTAAAGCAAAAGAAGTTCAAGAAGTGATTGCCAAAATTACTGCACAAGCAGTTGTTTACATTAAAGAAGCTGAGGACAACTACAAAGATACAACTAATGCTGGTGGTAAAAAATTTGAAGAAGTTGTCGGCAAGCTTTATGATCTAGTGCCTGATGCATTGCATGGCATCATTACAAAAGAAATGATTAGTGAAATCGTTCAAAGTACTTTTGATGAAATTGAAGAATACGTTAAGATTCAATTAGATAATGGAATTGATAAAATCAACGTCAAAGGTGACTAATAGTGAAAGTAATCACTATTGATTTAGAATATGTTTTATGGCTTCTAGGTTTCATTGCTTCCGCTTGGGGAGTTGTAAAGATTATTAAAGAGCTAAAGAAACCTAATGACGATTTAAAAGAAACCGTTAGAAAACACGAAGAATGGTTATCGAGAGATAATGAGAGAATAAAATCGATTGAAAGTTTAGTTATCACACAAGAAGGGATTAAGAAGGAATTGAATGAACATTCTCGAAGATTAGGAGAACATGAAGAAAGATTAGAAGAAGATAAGCAACGTGGAAATTTGACATTAAAGGCAAACATTGCAATCATCAACAATATGCTATCTGAAAACGATAAAGACAAACTCCAAGAAACTAGAGATGAGATTCAAGACTTTCTGCTAGATAAAAACTAAGGAGGATGAAAAATGGGAACTCCACAAGAGTTTTATAACTATGCTATCAATAAGGTTTTTAACAATAAAGGGCAAATAATGAACATTAATTATGTTCAAGGCGAAGAACCATATGGTGGACAATGTGTTTCATTAATTCAAGGATTGATGGCATGGGGAGGGAAGCCATGTATTGCACGTGGCCATGCCAAAGATTGGTGGTTTAACAGAGCAAATAATGGTGTTTTAAGCTATTTTGATGTTGTTACAGGTGCTCCCCAAAACGGTGACGTAGGAGTGTCTGTAGGCGGTGATGCAAGGTATGGACATATATTTATCTATTGGGAAGGTAGAGCACTCTCTCAGAACGTTTTAGGCAACCCTAAAGCCATGTTGTGGCCATTAAACTATCAAGGTGCTATTTGGGGATATTTAAGACCTAAATTCTACACAAATGCTTCTACATATGATGCTTCTCAATTGATTAAAGAAAATGGAATGGCAACTTTCAACAATGATACTGCTATCGTTATTCATAGAGATACACCAACAGGTGCTTCTTACGGAACATTTGTAAAGGGCGAAAAACAAGTCTATACAGAAAAATGGGTAGGACTTGGACATAGATGGATTTCATGGATTCATACAAATGGAGTCAGATGTTTCGCAGCAGTCAGTGGCAGTGAATCATATGGTGTTGAACCGTGGGCCACAATCGGTGCTCCTGAAACAAAAGACATTGAATTAACACAAGAAGATGGAATTGCAGAATTCACTGTTGATGGTGTTCATAAGCACTATGATAATCCAAGTGGTGAAATCTTTGGCCAATGTAATGCAGGAGATGAGATTCGCTATTATTGGAAATGCGTTACAAATGGACATAGATATGTTGTAGGTAAAGAAGGAGACAGAAAATTCTTTGTTGCGGTGTCTGCTACAGAGGATAGAAGCCAAATGTGGGCGAAATTCAGAGCACCTGATACAAATACTAAGGAAGATACGAAAGAGGACTCTAAGCCTTCTACAGAGCCTTCTAAGCCAACTACAACGGATTACACTAAGAATGTTAAGGGGTACGGAATTGATATTTCAGAACACAACAGTTCAGATATTGATTTATCAAAATATGACTTTGTGATTTTGCGTGCTTCCTACGGAGAATACACTGATAAGAAATTTGAATACTTTGCAGATAAATGTGAAGAATTAAAAATTCCTTATGGTGTTTATGTATATGATTATGCGTTAGATGATAGTCAAGCTAGAGCGGAAGCAGAGTATGTATATAATCTAATCAAAGACAGAAATGTTCAATTAGGTGTATGGTTTGATATGGAGGATGCAGATAATTACAAGAAGAATGCTGGTGTCTTAACAAAAGAAAGATGTTCTTTCTCTTGTAAAGTATTCTGCGACTATATGAGTGCTAAGGGATATTATACAGGTGTTTATACTAGTACTAGTTGGCTAGGAACATTTGTAGAAACAACATATCCACTATGGATTGCCAATTGGGGTACGAATGATGGTAACATTCAATCAGACCAATCTGGTGTAGGTGTTATTCACCAGTATGCAGCTAACCCAATCGACAAAGATATAATCTTCCACGATATTGATTTTTATAAATCAAATCCAAAGAAAGATGAATCAACAGACGATAAAAAAGATGAACCAAATACAGATTCTAAAGACGATAATGGAAACAAAATCAATGTGACAGGAATCAATAAATTGATTGAACTGTTGCTAAAGATCGTTGAAAAAATCGCTAATTTGTTCAAATAATCGTACATAATGTACGAAATACGACATCAAACGCTCAATATTGCACAAAATCTGCAAAAAAGAGGTTTATAAGTTGTAAATCAATCATAAATTAATCGTGGTAGTGTGAACTATCGTGAACGAAAATATAATTGGTGGAAATGGAAATCGTGTTGCTCCTTAAATATCACGCAAGCTCGAGGTAGCCAATTATAAAATGGCTCGTCTACTAGAGTAGAAGGAGTATCTTAGACCGTATGATGTTTGTACGGTCTTTGCTTTTTTGTGTTAAAATATAAGCACATAGATTAGTAGAGTGCACAATACGACCAATACCTTAATATGGTATAATGTCTATGCTTAGGGGAATACGATCGTATTCTTTTTATCTCATGTACCAATTATAGGAACAAGGAGAAACGAAACTGCTACATATTTAATTGTGTGGCAGTTTTTGCTATGTTATAATGGCAAAGGCCCAAACATGATGAATTCTAAGTGAACCATGTTAGCTTGATGTACAAATCCAAGTTAGGCATATGGATTTATTAGTATTGATCTATAGTCATTCCAAGCGTGACTGATTGATATTATTTTTATGCAAGTCGACTACAAAGAAAAATTATTTTCTTACCACTGAATAGAGTACATTCTAGAAGTACTTGAAAGGTGGTCTTTTTTTATAAAATTCATACTGATATGGTATAATCATGTTGCTAGGAAAAGTAGAGCGATAAAGGCCTAAGCTCTCTTTGGTGTAGTGCAAATTGCAGACGTGCAATTGAATCTTAACATTTCTCTTTGTGGCACTAGCAAACAACAAAGAAATGTGACAATCACTAAAAATTCCCCTTTCTAGAAATTGTCACCAAAATGATTCCATACCTATCACATCCAGGTATGGTTTTTGTTTTTTTAACAAATCTTAAAATTTATATGCTATATTATTGATGTGTTCTTCATGGATGGACACAACCCTTTCAAAGATAACTAAAAACTATGCAAAAGAGCCTCCTTACCAAGTGGGAGGCTTTTTTGCTTATATATATTATAAGGAAAGGAAATAATAATATGGTTTTGGCATAATGGCATAAAGCACGTGGCATAACGTATGGAATATTTTTTTAGGTTCAATGGAATAAAAAGTAGCCAAAAATGAGAAAGTATGAGAACATAAAGTAAACTAGATGAATAAAAAATAAAGAAA